ACTCCTTCTTCTTCTCCGTCGTCCTGGATTTGTTACCCTCTCTCTTCATACCAATATTTTACCCTCCTGTTTTTCGGCGTGTCGAGTTGCCGAGTGTCAACGTTTCTTGCCGATAGCATCAACCTGCTGACTTTGAATCCTCAACTCCATCCAAAAAATCACGCCCCTGCTTGCTCAAATAATGCACACAGGGACGTGACCCGGTTTTGACCACGTCGCCAGTCCTTGCCAGGTAATCCAGCCTGTGGGACACGTTACTGGGGTCCAGATGGCACCTGTCAGCAATCTCCCGTGACGTTCTTCCCGGATGATCTCGGACCTCCATCAGGATAAGCAGTTGCGACGGCCGCACCCTCTGGCGGACAATGTTCCGCAACAGGTCTTTTCTGACTGACGACTCGTTCATTCTCCCTCCCTTCTCATGTAGCGTTCAAAGCAGTAGTCCGGCGCGTCCTCGACCCTGCATACCACGTTTTCGCCCCGGTACAGGCGGGAGGCGATACGGGCATCCAAATGTTCCCCGATATGTTTCGGCAGCAGGTTGGAGGTGAGCATCGTCCATTTCCCGAGCCGTCCGTCAACAACACGGTTCAGCGCGGACAGAATGGAAGGCGTGGTGTTCTCAGCTCCGATGTCGTCCAGAATCAGCACGTACACCTCTTTGACCAGATACTCCACGAATGCCCAGTCCCCGGAACGAAGCATGGAAACCACCTTTTGCCACTTCCAAAGCTGGATTGGAATCGTGGGGCGCTCTTTGACCAATGCAGTCCTCACGGACTCCGCCAGATGCGTCTTGCCCACCCCGGAAGCCCCCAACAGGGAAAGCCAGCGGCGCGGACGAACCTTGTTCACCACGTCGTTGATGAACCACTGTGCCTCGCGGTGCATGGCTTGAACCTCTGGGTGCACTCGCTCGTCAAAGCCGCCCATATCGTACCGTACAGGCTTGTAATTGCGGACAATCCCGTTTTGAGATGGCGCAAGGGCAACTTGCCCAGCCAAGTGTTGAATATCATCCATCATTCGTATCTCCTTCCTGCGTTGGCGTCCTTCCGTCCAGATGGACCTTGTTGCCGCCCATGCTGCACATTATTGGTTGCCCAGGAGCGGGCATACTTGCGGGCCGCCGGCTTCCAATCGGCAAGAGGAATCCCCTTGCTGTCCCGCCAGCCACGGGCGCTGAAATCATCAAAAAACGACTCTGCGCACCGTTTCAGTTCGTCTCCCTTGGGAGTCATAAGCTGGGCCGCCATGAAAAGCCGCACTTCCTCCGCACTCCGTGGGAACTGTTCTACACCCCTGTTTACAGAGCACGGCTCCGACTCCGTATACGTCTTCGTCTCCGTCTCCGTATAAGCGGTGGATTTCCGTGACTCACCGTTATTCACCGTGGATTCCCGTGAACTACCGTGACTCACTGTATTACACGGTGAATCACCGTCAGGAAGCGGGAACTTGGGCTTACTCTGTCTGCGCTGCCCGAAATTGATGATCTGCACATAATCCTTGCCCCCGACACAGTATGCCCTTACAAGCCCGGCTTCCTCCGTTTCATGGAGGCAGTCTTGAATGTCCTGGTTACTGACTTTGTCAAGGTGCAGGGGAAATAAGCGAGTCCTCAATACCGTTGGTCGAGCGTCAAACAGGCCGTAGTCATCCGCCACCAGCAAAAGCCGATGGAAGAAACACTCGGTTCGCCACGACAAAGCCGCTACCTTTTCCGAATCGAGAAACCCTTCTCGTATCATGCGTGATGTTGCCATATCAAAAAAGCGTCAGTTGGGGGTTGTAGTTGAGCCACAGGCATTCAATCTTCTTGCCGCCCTGTGTGTCGTGGGAGACCTTGCATTCTTTCCGCCAGCCGTCCAGATAGGCGGAATAAAGCTCGGAATCGTAGCCGGATAGGACAACCTTGCCTTTCAAGGTCTGGAGGAAAACAAGAAGCCGTTCATGGTCCTCTTGGTCGTACTCATGCGCGTACCTCACGCGGTTGCCGAGGGTAGATTGCACATAGGGAGGATCCACGTAATGCAGTGTATCCGGCGTATCGTACCGGGACATGACCTGCAGAGCATCCATGTTGTTGATCTCGATATTCCGGTTCCGGAGTTCGGCCGCACATTCTCGCACTACGGCCGGATATTCCCGCCATGTCTGCGGGTAGGGTGTTGTTCTCAATAGACCATTACGTTTGAACCCCGGCTTGTGAATACCTCCGCCGTAGGACATCATGGAGTTGACGGCAAAGCGGAGAGCATCTTCGACTGGATCTTCCGCGATTTCAAATGACCTGGCATAGGCTTCTTGTGCGTATGGCGTCAATTCCAACAGACTGGCCAGCCGCGCGGATTTTTCCGTATCGCGCAAAACCTCGAAGAAGTTCACCACCCGGTCATAAAGGTCGTTATAGACCTCCATCCATGCAGGCTGCTTGTTAAGCAACACAGCCCCGGAACCTCCGAACGGTTCAACATAGATTTTGTGAGGCGGGAAAAAGCTGATAATCCAGGGGGCGATTCTGTTCTTGCCTCCAAGGTATCGGGCCAGAGCCCTTTTCCGTGGTGCTCTAGTGTTCATAATACAGCCACCTTTCCATGCCCCTGATTCTGCAATGTGTACAACAGGGGCGCTTCTTGGTTATCCCACGCCACAAGGCAACTCGGAGCGTTGGGCTGGTTGCCGGGCGTTTCTCCGTCCGGGCGGCAAAAGCGGATGCGGCCTTTCCAGAGGAACAGATACCGGGCACGGTGCAACACACACCGCTGAAACCAGCGCGTGTCCGACCTCATGAAAATGAGCGCCAGCCCTCCGCCCTGGTGCATACTCATGCGCTCCATGAACGCTTCTGCTTCATTCCCATAAGGAGGGTTAAGCCATACGCGCCCCTCCCATGGCATCAGAAGGCCGTTATCCTCCACGGTGTAGTTAACACGGGCACAATCCCACGGGCGCACAGTAGCGGCGCAGGGGTCCACATCAAAATGCCCCAGCAGATCCAATACGTAGCGCGGAGTGAGCCAGACGTTCGTGGTTTTCTCGGTTTTTGGAGTGTTAAACGTGTTCATTCTCCCTCCTTTCTCGGCTCCCAGTTATTGGGAATTTCGTCGTCAATACCTGTGCAACAAAAACAAGGGGAACCAGATTTCATGTCGCGATGAAGGTGCATGCAATTTTTGCAATTTCGCTCCTTTAAAGACATCCACGCCCTGCACGCGGCCCGCTTCCGCCATGTGTCGCGGATAAGTGCATTTAATCCGCACATGTTGCGTTGCATATGCCAAAAGGAAAGCCCCATATCGGGCACATCCGCGAAATACTTTTTGCTTCTGTGGGCTTTAAGCCAGCCGCGGGAGCGCCCATACTCAAACCAGGCTTTCTGCTCAGGCGTCATTTTCTTCCTCCTTGGTAGGGGTCCAATCACGACAGCAGTTTTTTAGATCGCTTATGATTCCGTGGGTGTAGCAAAAATAATCACCTTCGTTCATTTCACAGTTTGCACACGATTTTTTGAATGGGAACCTCCTTTCAAACACAATTTTTACCTGCCCTGCCTTCGCCAAGTCATGCACACGGTCAATCCCCGCACAATCCAGCGTCCTGTCGTCAATCCCCATGGCCTTGCAGGCTCCGTCCAGGTACGCTTTGCAGCGGGCAAGGCAGTTGTCCGCGTCCGGCTTGTTGCCCTTGAAGTACCAGATCACCCGGTAATGCGTCGGCTGCATCTTGTGGCCCTTCAGGGCTTCCTGCGTCACGGCACCGGCCATTGTTCGGGCGCGGCGCTTGGCAGACGTCTTCTTGTAGCCGGCCACAATGGCCCCCCTCTGCGTGAGAGGGGCCTTGGCGTTGGGCGACAGGCAGCGCGGCGTATGGGGCAAGGTAATGGTCAGCGTGGTCATCATGCCGCACCTCCCCCTATCTCCTTCACGGAGCCATCAGAGACTTTCACTTCTGCGCACCCTGCAAGCGTCTTCCGCAGCCAATCCTTGGACTCGGCTACCTTGGCGCCAGCATCCGCGGCCTTCCGCACGGAATGCACCAGCTTATCCAGGTCGGTAATCCCCACCTTGCAGCAGGACGTGAACGCCGGTGCCGTGATGCCATCGGGGAACAAACCGTTGAGGATTTGAAAGGCCGCCGCGGCATCCGTGATCGTAAACGCCTTCTTGCCGGGGGCCAGAACCAGCCCGGGAATATCCACTTCGGCTTTCAGATCCGCCTTCACTTTACCTTCCACGGAAGCCGCCCACTTCTTCGCCAGCTTGGCGAGGTCATAAGCTTCCCGACGCTTTTCGGGGGTCCACTGCTCCCAGGCAGCCGTTAAATCCCCGGACGTGACGTTCACCAGGGCCAGAGACACTGCCGGGCAGGAAGACTGGGCCCGGCAATACCGGCAAGCCTTCTCGCTGGGTTTCAGCGGAGCGTGTTCGTCCTGCGCCAGCTTGATGCAGGTTTGGAAAAACGCCCGTGCCTGCTCCACGCTCTCGCGAGTGTACCGGCACACGGCAGGTTCCTTCCGGCTCGCATAAGGCTGCAAAATGCAAACAAACACCTCATCTATCATTTCAAATTCAGGCAACCTGTAGCCACACTTGGAATCTGCCACCAGCACGGCCAGGGCGCTCAACTGCAAATTGCACTCGGCAGCCGCCACCGGCAGGTGGCCAAACTTGTAATCAATCACCAGCGCTCTGCGGCCCCAGTAAACTACCAGATCAGGCTTCCCGGAAAACATTCCATCCTTTTCAAAATACCGCACTTCGCGCATGAACTGTTCTCTCAACAAATCCTTGCTGAAATCCGACATTTCCAGGTACTTCTCACACAGGGAAATTTCCGTCTCGCGGCACCAAGCCACGGCTTCGGCGTCCTCCGGGTCCTCCGGCATTGTCCCTTGCTCCATGTGGACATGCAGCATGGTTCCCAGGGCGGCATCATCGCTCTCTTCGTCCACCGGGCACTTCCTTTCTGCATTCCAGCTTCCGGGGCAGAGGAAAAGCCTCTGCATCCCGCTGGCGCTGGGCAGCCCCTGCCGTTCGTCCTCGATGATCTCTGTATCAAACATAAGGTCAGTAAGTCAGGGGTTAATGTTCAAAAGTGCCAAAGGAGGGCGCATCCTCCGGTACATCCAGGCCGGGAATACCGTCTTCCGGCGCCGGAGCGGTTACAGGCGGCGGGGC